TGGCCGAAGTTGTTATCAGAACCAAGTTTAAGAGCATCATTAATTACCTTTGAAATTTCGTCAAATGACGATGATTTTAGAAGTCCAACTGATTTCATCATCGCTTGCTTTAGAACTTGCTTGCGACAGAAATCCATTGCCGTATCTTTAACAAATTGAGCACCCTCGACCTTTCCGGAGAGGACTCGTGTGTAATAATCTCGCACTTGCTTTTGAACAGCATCATCATATTCAGTAATGCCGCTTTTAAAAATTGTTGCGAGTATTTCATAAGTAGGATGAACTCCATATTTGTGACGATAATCAAGAATTGTTTGAACAAAAACTTGAAGGTATTTGACCTCGAGAAATTGAATATCAAGGACTTCTGTGATTTGATCGCAGAAAGGTCTGTCCTCGAGCATAAGTTGGCATAGTTTTTCTTGAAAACTCTTACCGAACTTAGAAAAGTTGTCTGTTTGTGTTTGCATAATTGCTCCGTTGTATATAAATATTATAACATATTTTAAAAGGAATGTCAAGTTGTTTTTTTCTTTTTTTTAGTCTCGAAAAAAGAAAATGCCCTTTTTTACGGGGCATTTGTGTAATTTTTTAATTATACCGACGATTACTAAGTCGTTATTGGATTTTATTTTGATGACTTGCTATTTCATGAACAATTGAACCATAACTATTGTAAAAGCAAGAAGAGTGCAGATTATGGTTTTTGCTGTGAAAGGCGATTCGCCGAGGTAATACCAAGTCATTAAAGGAAATGTGAAATAAGATAATGAAAAAGCAATAAATCGTGAAGTCCATAATTCAGGGGTCCACTGCATTATGAATCGCGTTCCAAACAACCACATAAGGCCAGTTGGAATTGCTATTATACAAGTTAACAGAACAGCACGGGCTTTCCACCACGGAGAAACGAACTGAAGGTTCGCTCCATACCATGATAGTAAGTGTCCGATAAGAAAGAAAACAATTGCAAGAACTAAATTACTGTTCAACTGGCACCTCACTCACAGGGAATCTATTAAAAAGATCAACTGTTTGTGTTTTGGTCTCGGGAAGTCGCTGATATGCTTTGATCTGCAAATTATAAGCCGATGATGGTTCCTCGCAAGTCCATTGATAATCATAATCCCACTCGTCGCCTTCGCCAAAGGTTATAACAGGGCTTACGCAAGCCGTGAGAATAGAAATAAAATAAGAATGCATGGTTGTGTCCTCCGCTGTATAATTATGCTGTAATTCTTCTAAACGCCGCATAGAGATCATCAAATTTATAAGCAACAAAACCGTCTTCAAGGGTCATTTTCTTAACTTCGGTTATATTGACTTTTGGTTCAAATTCTGTGACATTGAACATTATTTGTTTTAAGGTCATCGGCGATATAATTGGATTATATAGTTGCATTATGCCATAATTAGACTGAATTAAAGAAGAATTGTCGATAATCTTCTTATGACAAGAGAGAGTCTTTCCCACTTGTCGACAATGCTCAACAAGATCCTGACTGCTGTAACTTTTTGGCTCAGCCATGAAAGGAAAATGCTTTTTAACTGTGCCAAGCCCAACACGAGGAACGCCTTGAATGTTGTCCGATGCATCCCCTGCGATTGCTCGAGCAAGGGCAAAATTATTGGGATGAATACCAAATTCAGAAATAACGCTATTTTGGGTAACAATTGTGTCTTGAATCGGTCTGTAAAGAGTGGTTTCCTCGTTGCAGAGTTGGAGGAAGTCTTTATCAGAAGACACAATGATTTTACTACGTCCTCTGTAATGATCTGATCCTGCGAGAACACCGACCACATCATCTGCTTCAATTCCGTCAACCATAATTTGTATAACCGGCATTTCATTAAGATACTCAACTAACCTATAAAATTGATATGCTTTATTTTTTTCTTGTTCCTCGGGGGATAGTTCGTACATTCTTCGGTTAAAGCGGACCGGAGAGCGCCCTTCTTTGTAGTTTTTGTTTTGGGCTTTACGCCGCTGGCTTCCGCCTTGTCCGTCCCAACAGATTACGATTTCGTCGGGAGCAAACATTCGGACAACCTTTTGGAGAGATTTGAGGAATCCCATACATCCTCCGAGCGGTCGCCCTTTTGAGTCAATCGTGGGGTTAACGATGTAACTCCGGATGAACATATTCAGTCCATCAATTAGCATTATATCATGTTTCATTATTCCTCCTTTCCGGTTAGATATTCGCCTGCTTTCCAGAGACCGCCAGAAAGTGCGGCTAAGATACAGAACTCAATTAATAAGCCAAGCAAGAATAACCCTGTATTTGTAACTGGTTGTGGCATAAGCAAACGCATAATTACGCCAAAACAACCAAGAGCAAAAACAGCGGAGAATAAATAAGATATAGCTCCAAAAATATATTTTATAATTTTCATTGTGCCTCCATGATGTATATAATGTAACATGCCCCAAGACTTTTGTCAAGGGGCATGCGTTATTTTTTAGGATTTTTATTGATTTTATTCTTGTTTTTCAAGATCAATCATTGCTTTAACAATAGCAGCGGCTTCTTTCTTAACTTCACGAAGTGCCTTGCGGGCTCTCGTCCCTGCTGCCTTGTTTCCCTTCTCCAAGTTCTTTTGAAGATCCTCCTCTATCGATAACAATAGTTCTTTTAGGTCTTCGTATTGTTTTTGAATTTTCTCTGCGGATTGCATAATAATACTCCTTATAGGTTTCAGGTTTATCTAAATATCTCAATTCATCCAATTTTGTCCATTCTATTTCTAATGTCAAAATATCAATAATCGGAATCATTTTAGTATGGTTCTCGACCACTCGATCAATGAGGCGATAAGGAATATCTTCGAAACCCTCAAAGCATACAATCGATCCAGCCGGCCATAGTGTTTTCGCCATAACAACTCCTATACTAAATAGTTCTTGAACAATGAATCATGCTCCGTAAAGAAAAAACCGCTCCCCGAAGGGAGCGGCCAAAGGAGTACAAAGATGAAAAAACTTATTCACCAATATCAATATCACTTCCATCGTTATCATATTTCTCAATGATTTCTTTGTCCATGATATCATAAACAACAGCTCGGAAGGCTTCATCCTGAAGCTGTTCAATCCACTTAGAAGCTTGGAATTTGAATTCTTTACCATCAGAGCTCACAATGGTATACCAAGCACCGGCTCGCTTAAGTCTGTCGGTTCCTGACAGCTTGATTGCCTCGAGCCATGACTCCTCATCCTGAATACCAACATCGTCTCCCCATAAGATTTTGAAGGTACATGTTCGACCATAAGAACCAAATCGAGATTTCTCAATTTTTATTTTGGTCTCGGAGCCAATACGAACACCTTTTTCGTTCTCAACAAAGGAAGCCTTTGCTTTACGCTTTGTAAGCCAAATACGAAGAGAACAGAAATACTCAATAGCCTTACCGCCGGGAGCAATATAAGGTGTCGTCATCATTTCAGCAACATTTGAAGAAATGTTTTGTTTAAGCTGATTGATGAGAACCAAAGTTGATTGTGAATCCGCAAGAGGAATCGTCAACTTTGGGAATGCCTTTGAGAAGATACGAGGCTTGACAGCCATAGACGATTGTGGATTGAAATCGCCTTCAATATCTTTCTCGGAGGCTGTGGCAGCAATTGAGTCCCAAATAAACAAAAACTGAGTTTCAGGATAATTGGTCATTAGGGTCTCGATTTGATTGAGAGTTTTCTCAACAGATACTGCCTGAATGTAAAGCAACTCGCTATTATCAACGCCTGCTCTGGTAAGGAAATCAGGGTCAATAGCCGACTCAGCATCAAAATAAACAACTTGAATACCTTTCTTCTGAGCATTGGCAGCGATTTGAGTTGCCATAAAGGATTTACCAGATGCTGAAAGACCAGCGATCTCAGTAACCTTTCCAACGGGAATACCCGCCATTTTGCCTTTACAGATAATAGAATCTAACCAACGAGAACCGGTTGGGATCCAGTCCTTTACTGCCGTTGGGTTATCTTCTTCAAGACTGTGGGCTACATTCATACCCGTGGTCTTATTGATCAAAGACTTCATTGAGTTCAGATCTAATTTACCTGCTTTTGCCATTTTTAAAACTTTTCCCACTATGGGCCTCCAATGAAAAAACAAAGACATCTGTAACCCCATGCCTTCCCTGCGGGGAGCGATTGCTCACTGGACTTTGTTATTTACCCTGAAGTCGTTGCATTGCTTCTAGAACTGCGTCGCCAGAAGACGCATACTTTTCAACTCCAGCACTATCATCATCGGAGGCACTCGAATTGCCAGCGAGATAGTCGCTCAAAATAGTTTCCATTTCTTGGGTTGTTTTCTCATCAAAAAGAGAAGAGAAATCAGGGACCGAGTCAAGAAGTTCGGCACAGTCTGCTACCGCATCGTCACATAAAACGGAGGGACGACGACGAGGTTTAAGAGTTGTCTTTGGAAATGTGCCGGGGGTTCCGGGAACATCATAATTCAAGACAATGTCTGTGCCTTTATCTGGATCTGTAATATCACCATAGTCTGGATCAAGAACATATCCAAGAAGAGTTTGATATGCTTGCTTACCATAAGCCCATACTTTAACTCCTTCTTCTTCTTGGCCTCGGACCAAGATTGGAGAATAGTAACGATTTCGTGCAAAGAGTTGCTTTGCTTCTTTCTTCGCTACTTCATCATTGTTGTCAACGCCTTCACGCCACAACTTGGAAGCAAAGTCACAAATTGGACAGTCGCCGCCATGATTTTTCTTTGGACATAAAAGTCCGGGGTTTTTACCAACATTGTAATGGAAGAAATATTCCTTGAACGGATCACCGTCTGCTGTTGGAAGGATACGAATAGTTTGGTCTCCTTGTTGAGGTCGCCATTTAGTGTCAGTTGCTTTCTTTTTACCTCCGTTCTTTGATTGCTCGAGTTTTGCTCGCATTGCGTCTAGATCAA